AGTTATCTATCAATACACACGCGGCGACGCGTAAGGGAGAAAAGAAATGGCTACAAACAAAGGCTCTAGCGGTGTCGTTAAGATTGCTGCAAATGGCGGATCAGTCGCGGTTGTCGGCGAGGTGCGTTCATACTCTATCGACACAACTGCTGACACTGTAGAGGACACCGTAATGGGTGATTCTGCACGTACTTACCTGCCAAGCCTTACCAGTGCGACTCTTTCTGTAGAGTGCTACTGGGATGACGGCGATGCGCAACAGCTTGTCCTCGATGAAGGCATTGACATTGATTGGGAAATCCACCCAACTGGCACAGGCGCAGGCGAAAAGTATTACTCAGGCGGCGGCGTTGTTACTTCTAAGACAATCACTGCATCGTTTGACGGCATGGTAGAAGCGTCATTCTCTGTGCAAGTATCTGGCGCGGTAACTGAGTCAGCTAACTAATGGGCCTTGCTAAGGAGCTGCGAGCGCGTCGTAAGTCGTCGCGTCGCAAGATCGAGGTAGCAGAGTGGGCCGATGACGATGGGGCGTTTGTCTTATACTGTCGGCCTATTACCTGTTATGACTTGAATGAACTGCAACGCAAGCACCCTACTGTTTTGCAGAATCCAAGTATTGCCAGCATGGTTGATCTGATCGTGATGAAGGCAGAGTCACAGGACGGCGAGAAGCTGTTTAGCTCTGCTGAAGATCGCATGGATCTAATGGGCGAGGAGACAACAGTTGTCTCTGAAATCGCTAACCAGATGTTTGGCACGATTGAGTCCGCGGAGGACTTAGCAAAAAACTAAAGGCCGATCAGTCTAGGATGAACTTAATTGCCTTGGCTGATCGGTTACATAAGACGATAGAAGAAGTCGAGCAGATATCGGTTACTGAGTTCCACGAGTGGCTCGCTTACTTCCAACTGATGAGCGAGCAAGCTGATGGCGACTCAAGACGTTAAGATCCGCATTACCGCCCTAGATAAAACAAGGGGCGCATTAGGTGGCCTTGCAAACAGGCTTGGCGCACTTGCCCGTCCTTTACTTAGCCTAAAGACGTTACTTGCAGGATTGCTTGGTGCTACAGGTATGACATTGCTTGTCCGTCAGTCTTTGCTTGCTACGGATGCCCTTTCTAAAACTGCGAGTAAGATCGGCACCACAACCGAAGCCCTAAGCGCTCTGCAATTTGCAGGAAAACTAACGGGCGTCGAAGTCAACACGATGAACATGGCGCTTCAGCGGTTTAGCCGTAGAGCGTCAGAGGCGGCCAGTGGTACTGGCGAGGCCAAAGGTGCGATCAGAGAGCTAGGCATTGATGCCCGCGATCTCGTTAAGTTGCCGCTTGATGAGCAAATGCTTGTCCTTGCTGACGCCTTCCAAGGCGTAAAAAGTGAAACGGATAAGTTGCGCATTGCCTTTAAGCTGTTTGACTCCGAGGGCGCGGCGCTTGTTAACACGCTGTCACAGGGCCGAGGCGGGCTTGCTGAGATGCTTGGTGAGGCTAAGGCGCTTGGTGTCGTTATGTCTGCGGAGGCGGCGGCAGGCGTTGAAAAAGCTAACGACGAATTCCTAAAGCTAAACAGCATATTCAAAGGCATCCTAGATCAGACGACGGCGGCCTTAGCCCCTGCGCTCGAATACATTGTGAAATCTTTGTCAGATGCCTTAGTGAGCTTTGGTGACGCACAAAAAGGTTTTGCAGAAGTTGGTAAGACTATTGCCATAACGCTGATACAAGGCGTGCAGCAAGGCGCTAATGGCATCGTTAATATTCTCAATAAAGTTATTGAAAGCGTTAACGTCGCAAATGCCTATATTGCTAGATTTAGTCTAAAAGGTGACGAGCGAGCGGTAAGAAGCGCAGAAGAGCAAATTGAATTACTAAATAAGCAAGAAGCGGCTTTTAAAAAATACACCGAAAATCGGTATAAAGAAGGTTTTGAGCTTACAAAAAACGAATACAGGCTATTCACTCGTGCGCAGAAAGCAGGCTTAGACTCTGAGGAAGATTACGCTCAAAGACGTTTACAGCTACAAGAAACGCTGGCGCAAAAAATAGCTGTACTCAAAGCAGGCATGGCCGCAGTTGAAGGCAAATCTGGCATACCACAAATCGAAAAGATTCTTGGATTTACTCAAGAAGAACTCGACGCTTTGTTTGAAACAATACTTGGCAAGGTAGGAAGCTTTAACCTCAAGCTTGGCGAGGCCCCAAAAATAGCCGACGGCAACATTGCAAATAAGTATTTAGAGTCTCTAGAGCAACTAAATCGGCAGTTACCGCAATCAGAAGACTTAGTTACAAAGTTTGCTAACAATACGATGAACGCCTTTACCACTGGATTTACTAACGCCATTACAGGTGCAGAAAACTTTGCAGACGCTATAAAGAGCATGGCTAAGTCAGTTGTAGACGACTTAATTCGCATGGCTGTGCAGTATTACATCACTCAGGAAATTTTTGGCGCCATAGTTAAGGCGTTTCCTGGTGGCGGTGGGACTACAACAGCACCATCACCGCAACCACCTGCGCGCAGTACAGGGCCGATTTTTAATGGCGGAGGCTTTACGGGATACGGGGCGAGAGCTGGTGGTGTCGATGGCAAAGGCGGCTTCCCTGCAATACTGCACCCTAATGAAACTGTGCTCGATCACACAAAAGGCCAAGGCCAAGGCGTCACAATTGTCCAGAATATCAACGTCACGACAGGCGTACAGCAAACCGTACGTGCTGAGATTGCTAACCTACTGCCTCAGATTAGTAACGCGGCGAAAGCGGCTGTGGCAGACTCTAGGATGCGTGGCGGCGGCTTTAGCAAAGCGATGGTGGGTGCATAATGGCAGCGTTTCCCGATGTAGGCTTTACCTCTATGACGATGCGCTTGCGTTCGGCAACGTCAGTCAGTCAATCGCCTTTTACTTTCGATCAGCAAACCTATCAGCACCAAGGCGTTAGGTGGGAAGCGGAGGTAACACTGCCGCCCCTGAGTCGATCAGATGCCAAGCAGATGGAGGCTTTTTTTGCGTCACTAAGAGGCCAAGCCAATACCTTTACGATGGGCAACCCTCTGCACAATGTCACGGCTGTAGGCACGATTACCAGTGGTGCGCGTAACGCGACAACGGTGACGGGATCGGTAGCGGGCGCAGTGGCTGGCGACTACTTTCAGCTTAACGGCGTGCTTTACATTATTACTGAGCTTGGAGAGTCTACCTTTGACATTATGCCGCCGCTTAGAACAGCGATCAGTGCTAACACGTCTATGGACTTCACTTTGCCGAAAGGCCGCTGGCGGCTTGCCACAAACGAGATCGAGTGGAGCATAAACCAAGCCAGCCTGTACGGCTTTACCTTTGCGTGTGTTGAGGCGATATGAGTAGAGAACTAACAACGGCGATGAAGAAAGAAGTCACCGCCGACTTAGTGCGCCCTATCACGCTTGTTCAGTGCGCGTTTGACAGCGGCAATCTGAACCTGTGGAGCGGCATCGGCAACTTAACAGTGGGCGGTGTTGAGTACGTTGGTGCAGGTACGCTGTTACAAATTGGTGAGATCGCAGAAAGCGCAGAGCTACAGGCTAATGGCCTAACTGTCGCTTTGTCTGGCATCACTGAGCCGCTCATTAGTAAGGCTAGGGACGAGGACTACCAAGGCCGCGAGCTAAAAGTACTGCTTGGCGCTATTGATTCCGAGGGCGATGTCACTGATAACCCTGTCGTGATTTTTAGCGGTTTTATGGACACTATGGTGATTAACGATGGCGCTGAGACGGCCACAATACAAATCACTGTAGAAAATCGTTTGATTGAGTTTGAGCGGACACGCGGCAGACGCTACACGGCTGAAGATCAAAAGATTGATTACCCAAACGATAAAGGCTTAGAGTTCGTTGCAGAGATGCAGGAAAAGGAAATCATTTGGGGCCGCAACAAAGTGGGCGCGAGTGGTGGCACTAGGGACACAGGGCCAGGCCAAGACTTTGGCGACACACAAAGGCCATAAGGAGGCATAGCATGGACTTTGCACTAGAGGCACTTGCACAGGTAAAGCGTGAAGCAGAGCCACTGTTACAGCAACACTATGAAGAGATCGCGCTAAACAAAGACAAAATTAAGCTAAACCCTGATTGGCGAGCTTACGCGGAGCTGGACAAGATCAACGCTTTGCGAGTGTTTACGGCGCGTAAAGACGGCAAGCTAATGGGCTACTTTGTCATCATCGTGAGCAAGTCACTCCACTACCGCGATCACTTGTTTGCTAACAACGACATCATCTTTTTGACGAAGGCTGCCCGTAAGGGGCTAACAGGCGTAAAGCTAATCAAGTTCGCACTTGATGCACTAGAGGCCGAAGGCGTCACAAAAGTACATATAAACACAAAAGCGCACCAGCCTTTTGACGCCATACTAGAGCGTCTAGGCTTTGAGGAAATCGAGCGCGTCTACTCTTTAATGCTGAGGTAAACACATGGCTATTGCTGCTGGCGCAGGCTTAGTTAGTGCTATTGGTTCGGCGGCTGCTGGCCTGACTATATTTGGTTTATCTGCTACGACGTTTGCTGGTTTTGCGGCGGCTTTTGCTTTAGGTGCTGGACTGTCGATCGTTTCTCGCGCCTTGGCACCTAAGCCAAACCTCGGCGCACAGCTTAGGGGAATTACTGAAACCACAAGGAATCCCGCTGGGCCACGGCAGATCGTTTATGGGCAGATCAGAGTCGGCGGCCAAATTGTTTACATTCAGCACTCAGGCACTAACAACGAATTTCTGCACCTTGTCATTGTGTTCGCCGCTCACGAGATAGAGTCGTTTGAGGAGTTTTGGTTTAACGACTTTAGGGCATATCAAAATGGAGCGGTTACAAGCGACTGGACTGATTACGTCACGGTAACGACGTTCGATGGATCACAGACGACGGCAGACGCAACGCTAGTTAATGCTTTCTCTGAGTGGACAAACGATCACGTTCTAAATGACATGGCTTATGCACACTTTAAGCTAAAGTGGAATCAGGACAAGTTCC